AAGATTCAACAGACGGAGCTGGTGAAACAGTTGGTGTCGATGTAGGTGCTGCAACTTCAGCTCTATGGTTACAAGTACACTTCAATGCACTAGTTACTGCAGCTACACTAGGTAAGCTTAGCTTACAGTTAGCTAACATAACTGGTTCTGCATCTGGAACACACCTATTGGCTGGTTCTAATGTAGTATATAAGAAGTGGTAAACACTTTAAGTCGGAGGGAAACCTCCTTCTTGCGGGTGCCAAAGGATGACTACAGCCTTCCAAGCTAGTATACAGGGGTTCGATTCCCCTCGCCCGCTTTGGCTTTTGGCCCGGTACGCTGGATACCCTTAAGCTGTCTAGACGGTGGGATAGACCACAACAATAATTCGAAAAAATTTTCTCAACGTTGAGAGTATGTAAACCTATACAGACTCTTTAATATAATGGCTAACGCCACACAGTCGGTACTTGGTGCACTGAATAAAGCGGCCTCTAATACCGCAGGTTCAGTTGCTTACGATACCAAGTACGCAACCTATTTAAAGCTGTTCTCAGGAGAGCTATTTAAAGCTTATGAGTCAGCAACAATCGCACGTGAAACCGTGCAAAGACGTACCCTAAAGAACGGTAAATCATTACAGTTCATCTTCACGGGACGTATGCAAGCGGCTTACCATACTCCGGGTGAACCTATTCTCGGATCAGGCGATCCTCCAGTAGCTGAGAAGACCATCCAGTGCGATGACCTTCTTATCTCTAGTGCTTTCGTATATGATTTAGATGAAACACTTGCACACTACTCTCTAAGATCAGAGATATCATCTAAGATTGGTCATGCTTTGGCTGAAGCTTATGATAAGAAAGTGTTCAGAACGATTGCTCTTGCAGCACGTGAAGCACATCCTATCACAGCATCTCCCGGACCAGAACCCGGTGGTACTCAGATAGAACTTGGAACAACTAAGGAGTACAATGCACAAGCATTAGTGGATGCCTTCTTTGAGGCAGCAGCAATTCTTGATGAAAAGAATCTTCCTAAGACAGGACGTACAGCCGTGCTAAACCCACGTCAATACTATGCTCTTGTATCTCAGGTATCTTCTAACATCCTCAACAGAGACTATGGTAACTCACAAGGTAACCTAAACTCTGGTGAAGGTCTAGTTGAAATTGCTGGTATATCTATTAAGCGTTCTAACAACCTACCATTCTTAGCTGGTACAGTTAATCCTGTAGCTGGTGAGAACAATGCATATAATGGTGATTTCTCTACACACTGTGGACTAATCTATCAGCGTGATGCAGCTGGAATCGTTGAAGCCATTGGACCACAAGTCCAAGTTACAGGCGGTGACGTGTCAGTTTTATACCAAGGAGATGTACTTGTGGGAAGGCTCGCAATGGGCGTCGGAACTCTGAACCCTGCAGGTGCAATTGAATTAACCTCTGCACGTAGCTAATTATGTCACTTAATCCCGGAACATCTACAACTATTACTAGAGTTAAAGGGAACGGTGCTTCCTTAAGTGGAATCGGACAGGTTGATAAATCAATCACTAAGAATCCTCCTACTCCTTTAGAGTATGGTAGGAAGCATTTGAGTCCTGCTAACATAGGAACAGTTTCTTAACTATTAAATATTATGGCAGTACCATCAGCAGTTGGTGAGTACGGGTCATGCGGTGCTGGCACCGAGACTCGTATATCTCCATCTGACACAAGTGGATCAGGCACCCCTTCAGCGGTTGCCTCCACAACAAAAAACTTAAGACTAGCTTATGCTACTGTAGGTGGCTCAGGTGTCCTTGACACTTGTGCTGTTGTTACAGCTCAGTATAACTAACTCAATAGGGGGGACTTCGGTTCCCCTTTTTTTTATTTATAATTCTTAACTATGACTACCACAACCGTTGATATCGATACCGAACTATCCGCAGTCAATGCGATTCTTGGTAGTATTGGTCAAGCCCCAGTATCAGGACTAGATTTTGCTAATCCAGAAATATCATTTGTATATAATTTACTTAAAGAATCAAATCAAGATGTACAAAATGAAGGCTGGACATTTAATATAGAATATCATATAAAGGAAAATGTATCTACTACAGATAATAAAATCATTATAGGATCTGATGTTATCCGAATAGATAATACAGATTCATGGGATAAGACTCGTGATTTTGTAAGAAGAAAGGATTCTGATGGTATTTGGAAATTATATGATAGAGTAAACCATACATTTGAATACCCAGATGATGATTACTTCTATGTAAATAAAGTAAGACTTCTTAATTTTGAGGACATCCCTACAGTATTTCAACGATATATAATATATAAAGCATCAGGTAGGGCTGCAGTACAGTTAGTATCTAATGCTTCTCTACAGAAAATGTTATCAACATTTGAAGCTCAAGCTAGAGGAGCAGCTATGGAGTATGAATGTAATCAAGGTGATCATAACTTTATGGGATGGCCTGATGAATCAGCTTATCAATCTTATAAACCTTATACAGCATTAAGACGCTAATGGGAAGTGTAACTCAAAAAATACCTAACTTTGTTTTAGGTATATCAACTCAACCAGATGAAAGAAAAACACCCGGACAAGTTGTTGACTTAGTTAATGGTCTACCTGATGTAGTAAATCAGTTACAAAAACGTCCGGGTAGCCAATTAGTTAAAGATATAACAACTATAAGTAATCCTTATGGGGATAGTAAAACATATGCTGTCGCAACAGCAGCTAATGCAAAATGGTTCAGTATTTATACAGCACACGATGAACAATATATTGGCCAAGCTGGACCAGATGGAGAAGTTAAAGTATGGAGATGTAGTGATGGTGCATCAATACCCGTGGATTATTCAAGTGTTCCCGGAACTCTTAAAGCTACTTACTTAGATAACACTGCTTTATCAGATGAGAAATCTTCTGATATACAGGTTATGACTATTAATGAAACTACTTTTTTCTGTAATAGGCGTAAGAACACAGCGATGAAAACAGGGACTGGTGATCTATCTCCAGCTCAATTAAATGAAGCTTTTATATCTCTTGATACAATATCTTATGGAAAACAGTATGCATTAGATATATTCGATCCAGATGATAATACTACTTTCTCACATACTAGAGCTACAGCACTAACAATTGAAGAATCAGTCAGTTACAGCGGTAGCAGTAATGGTGACTGCTTAGGTATGGGAAGAGAGACAGTTAATATAAGTACAGGTACTGATATATTTGGTACCTCACCGCCTAATATGGGTGCTAATGGTAAGTCTAGACTTAGGTACGAGGTAGATACAAGATGTACTCCACAACCTGACAATGATCATAGTTCTAGTGAAGCATTAGATAATTACCATGATACATATCAACCATTTGTAAAGTTACAATTTGGTGGAGAAGGTTGGGCAAACACTAACACACATCAATATACATCAGATAAGGGTATCACCACTACGGTGACAGTTAGAGCTCAACAGACTATAACATCTAGATGTAATGTAGCTGGAGTAAGACCTCCTGCCACATCATCAACTTCAGATGAGCATGTATCTTCAGCTGGTATCTTAGGTGATATGAAAGCTACTCTAGATGCTATCTCTGGTACAGGTATAACTTGTACTATTGTTGGTAATGGTTTACATCTATATAGAGCTACCCCTTTTGGTGTAACTTCACCTGAGAAAACTTTGATGACTATTACTACAACAGAAGCTAATAATATAGCTGACCTACCACGTACATGTAGGCATGGCTATATTGTTCGTGTAGTTAATAGTGGTGAAGATATGGATGATTACTATCTTCGTTTTCAAGCTGAAGGTATAAGTGCAGAGATATCAAAGAGTGCAACATATGCTAGATCAGGTACTACAGTAACAGTAACTTCAACTGCTCATGGTTTAGCTAATGGTGATCAAGTCTTTGCTGATTTTACTAGTGGAGGTGCTTTAGATGGTTTATATACTATTGCTAATGTAACATCTGATACATTCACAGTAACAACTACTGCTTCAGGTACAATCAGTGCAGGTGCTACTCTTACATACACACCAGCTCGCTTCGGAGAGGGCGTGTGGGAAGAGGTAGCAGCACCGGGTATAGAAGTTACCATAGATAAAGATACAATGCCTCTGAAGCTCGTACGGGTTAATCCGGGGACATATGCTATTAATGGTGGTTCATCACGTAACTACACAAATGGATGTTTTAAATTTGATTATCCAGATTGGGGTGAACGTGATGTAGGTGATGATATAACAAATTCAGCTCCTTCTTTTATAGGAAATCCAATTCAAAAGATGACGTTCTATCGTAATAGAATTGGCCTACTTAGTGAAGAGAATATTATTTTATCTAGGGTTAATGATTTCTATAATTTCTGGGTTAAGACAGCTATGGCTATTTCTAACGCAGATCCTATAGACTTACAATCCAGTTCAAAATTTCCAACTAAATTATATGATGCAGTAGAATCTGCAGGTGGATTAGTCATATTCAGTGCTAGTGAGCAGTTCTTATTAAGTTCAGGTGCAGAAGCTTTGCTTACTCCTGAAACTGCTAAAGTTAGTTACTTATCTTCTTATGCGTTTAATAAAGATACAGTACCTATTTCATTAGGAACTACAATAGGATTCTTAAACAGCACTGCAAGGCAAGCTCGTTTCTATGAAATGCAGAATGTTGCTGCAAGAGAAGAGCCTCAAGTTCAAGAACTAACTAAAATTGTAGGGGAATTATTCCCTACAAACAGCACTATTGTAAGCGGATCTAATGAAAATGATCTATTATTATTTGCTACAGATAGTACATTACATACTTCTACAAATGAAGTTTGGGGTTTTAAATGGTTTGAAGCAGGGCAACAGCGAAAACAATCAGCTTGGTTTAGATGGACAATGCCTAATAAGCTTATATATCATACAATATTAGATGATGTATATTATGCAGTATTAGGAAATAGTGATAATAATAAATTTACACTAGAAAAATTTGACATAAAATTAACTTCAGATACTCCTATGATAGGTACTGCACCTGATGAAAATAGGGTACATTTAGATACCAAGAAATCTATTGCGTCAGGTGATATAACTTATAATGCTCAGACTGATGTGTCCACATTTACATTAGGTGCTGGATACTATAGTTCTAATAACTTAACTGTATACTGTACTACAGATAGTGATGATGCAGGTAAAAGTTATGATGTTCCAGCTGCTAAGATTACTGGGACAGCTCCTAATGAAACAGTAACTCTTCCCGGTAATTGGAAGACTTCTACAAAAGATGGAAGTGCAGTTAATGTAGGTCTAATTGTAGGATATGAATATGAGTTTGAAGTTGAATTACCTAGAATATTAATAACACAAACATCTGGACAATCTATCAATACAAACACAAGAGGTTCTTTAGTTATCCATAGGATGAACTTTGACTTTGGTGATGTTGGTGTCATTGATGTTACCCTTAAGAGAAGAGGAAGACCTGATTATACTTATACAGTAGAATCATTAGAATGGGATAATGTTAAAGCTAGCACTGCAACAATAGCATCTAATTATATACACACTATTCCAGCTTATGAAAGAAATGAAAATTTAACAGTATTATTAAAATCAAACCACCCATCTCCAGCTACGATTCATTCAATGAATTGGGAAGGAGATTATTCACCAAGATATTATCAAAGTGTCTGATTATATTCACCCAGTTACAATGGAGGCTACTGTTGAAGTTGCCTCTAATCTTCGACCAGATGATTATAGAGAAGTAATGGAAGGTCATGGCCACTTTCCACTTCTCCATATTCCTCTTGTTGCTTTCAACGGAGATACAGTTTACTTTGAAGTGCCTAACGGCAAGACTGCCGGATTAGCCGGAGTACAGGAAGATGGAAAAGTATGGATGCTTTGCACACCAGCAATACATGAATACCCTTTCACCTTTGCACGTGAAGCTAAACGATTTATAGAAAGCAGACAAGAAGAACTTCTTTGGAATATAGTAGATAAACGGAATACCGCTCATCTAAAACTTCTAAAGTTTCTGGGATTTAAGTTTTTACGTGAACTTGAACATGGTCCCAACAAATTAACCTTTATAGAATTTTGCCGTGTGCGATCCAGTATCAGCAGGAATGTTCGCCATTAATGCCGTTGGGCAGGTAGGTGAACATCAAGCTAAACAACAAGGAGTCCAAGCTCGTAATAGAGAAAGGCTAAAACAATTTGATTATGAAAATCAGGATTATCTAAATACTGTAAAATTAGATAATGCTCAATATATGAATGATGTATCAGTAGCAGAAGAAGAACAAAATGAAATCTTCAAATCTATGGTAAATCAATGGAATGAACAAGATGCTCAATTAGATAGATTATATTCAGCACATAATTTTGCTATGCAAGATGAAATCATCAAAATGTATGAAAAAGATTATGCTGGTGATCAAACAGGTGCATCTGCAGCACGACTGGCAGCTGAACCTTATAGAAAGAAAGGCTTTGAAGTTGCTAAACTTACTGCTGATATGATACTTAATAAAAAAGAAGTATATGCTAAGAAAGAATCAATTAGGGATGATGCTACATCTAGATCTAATCAAGTCTTTGAAAATGTTAGGTTCGCCCCAGTACATGGTCATACACCTGTACCTCCTGAATTAGAAGCACAACCGTCTTCTTCAGGTCTTATGTTAGGATTAGCAGGAGCTGGCTTACAAGCCTATGGTATCAGTGAAGGCGGCTTTGGAGCTAAAAAAACTGGATCTAAAAAAGTAAAAGATGCCAAAACAGATACGGGGATTAACTAATGAGCTCATCTTATGATAGAAACATCCAGCGTCTAAAAAGAACGCAAGAAACTAATCTTCGTAGAAGAAGAGAAAACACAAGAGAACGTATTAAGAATATTGACAAACAAGTTGCGGAACAAATAGATAACATAGGTGCAGCATCTGATTTGTTAATTGGTAAGAAATTTGGTTCTCCTAATCTTGCTAGTGGAGAAGGTGGTATCCTACCATATAAGCATGTTAAATATATCCAAGAACAAACTCGGGTAGGAACAGAAGCAGAAAAGAAGGATAGAATAGATAATGTTCAGAGACTAAAAGATCATTTTCAAACTATTGATGATGCAGATACTGCAGCACATAAAATAAAGAAACAAGCTTTAATTAATGGTGCTTATTATCATGAAGCTTCTAGATTTACTGAATTATCTCCTCATGCTCAAGTAGCTTACGCAAGACGTAAGATGGCTTTATATAAGAACTCCGAGACAGATAAATTAAAATATTGGGTTACTAAAAATAACGACGTATTTACCCTGAAAGGTATTGATGGTGAATTTATACCAAGTAAAGCTTGGGAAAATAAGTTATACCCACCTGATATAAAACAAGCCTTATTGGAAAAAGGTATAGAAGAGATACGGAAACAGAATGGTATAAATGGTTTCAGTAAGGAAATGTTAGAGTTAGAAGGCATTGATGATTATATAGGAGAAGACGGTCAGCTTGTGTTAGGTTCATCTTCTCAAGCTGTCGAAGATGAAATGAAGATTGTTCGTAAAAACTGGAATGTTCAGAGTTCAAAAAGAGATCTAGAGAAATATGTTGCCGCATTTATTTCTAATATTCCAACTGGTACTGCATCAATTAATAAATTACATACAGAGCTGACAAGTCTTTTAGATGATAATAACCAACGAATCTCTGGTTCAGCTGCTTGGGAAATCATTGAAAAAGCTTTAGTTAGTGAACTATTATTGAATCCAGAGTTTGGTATAGAGGAGTTAAATCTTGTTTTTGCAGAAACGGACCCAAATACAATATCTAAAAAGAATCCAAAAGGATTACCATATTCTCATTATAGAAGTCATTTGAGAAATCTGGAGAAAATTTTAACTGATTATGAACAGAA